ATGATGGTGCCGCCCGAGGAGGCGATGCGCGCGAGCTTGATGACGGCCGCCATGCGGGTGTTGTCTTGCTCGGCCTCGGCCTCGTCGAAGGCGACCGGCAGCGCGTCATACTTCATGCGCTGGCGGATGGCGGCCTCGGTCGCGTCGGCCAGCGTGTAGATGCCCTCGCCGTCGCCGAAGATGCCGCGCAGCACGTCCTGCAGCGTGCTTTTGCCGGTGCCTTTGTCTCCAGTGATCCACACGGCCGGACGCCAGGGGAGCGCGCCGCCGACCATCGCTGCGCCGATCCAGCCGAGGAACAGCATCGGGTCGAGCTTCGGCCGCGCCCAGGCCCAGGAGCCGAGCAGCGTGCGCAATTCCATCGCCGCGCCGTCGACGCCACCGGGTTCACGCTCGTCGGCGGGACGCGGCCGCGCGCGCAACACCGGGTAGACGTATTCATCTCGCATCCCGCACGGTTCGTATCGCCCGCGCACGTAGAGCGTGTCGCCCAAGTGCAGGATCAGGTCGCCGTCACGGCCGAGCCACGCGCCGCGGCCGCGCACGCGCGTCTCCGGGCTCCAGACGCCGATCTGCGCGCAGGCGTGCATGAGGTCTCGCGCGACGCGCTCGGCGGCGAAGTCGCCGGTGGGTTGACCGTCTCTATTCACGCGCGGATGCCATTTCGCGAGGAAGTCATGGTGCGGGCTGAAAAGCGCCGTCAGGTTCAGCTTCGAGTGTTCGCGCGCGGTCAGCACGCGCAGCTCTCCCAACGCGGAGAGATAGAAGAACAAACCGTTCTGCGTCCCAAGCGGTGTGACCGGGCAGCCCTCGGGCAGCAGTTGCGGCTGACGGCCAGCGTCGTCGGCCTCGCGCAGCACGGATCGCAGCCGGCGGATGGTCATGCGGCGCCGTCCTCCGCCGCTCGTTGCTTGTCCGCGGCGGCGCGCGCGGCCTCAGCCTGGGCGGCCTCGTTGAAGTCTATGAACCCCGCGGGCGGGGTGGCCACGCGCACGCGCCGGCCCTCGCGCAGCCAGCGGTCGATTGCGGCTTCGCGCGCGCGGCGCGGCTGGGGATTCTCGCCGTCGCGGTCGGCGATCAACACGATCTCGGAACACTGCGGCGGCAGCTCGATCGCCGGCAGGTTGCCCGAGGACACGGCGGCGAGCACGCGCCACTCGGGGCATTCGAGCGCGACGGTCAGCGCGTTCTCGATCCCTTCCGCGATGGCAACGACGTCGCCGGGCGGCGCATCCGCCAGCGGCTTGTTGGACGCGCCGCGCCAGAGCCGGATGGTTCCCCCTTTCATCGGGCCGAAGACCATTTTGGCGGGTTCGACCGGCACCTTGCGCCACCGGCCTGTGCGCGCGTCCTGCGCCAGCCAGGTGCAGTGTGTGGCGACGTGCGCGCCGTGCGTGCTGGTGATGGCCGCGACCATGGCGGGCAGGCGCTGGCCGCTCGGGCGGTGGAACAGGGAGGGGTGGAAGCGCAGCGCGCGCGGCTGGCGGCCGAGCTCGGCGAGGTTGATCGCGCGCCCGCGCAAATACGCATCGACCGGTGTGTTGACGATGCTGGGCCGCGCGCTGGCCCAGAAGGCCAGCGCCACGCGCTGCATGTGGCGGCGCGCGGCGTCGTCATCCGGATCAGGCGCGCGAGCGAGCGCGCGTTCGGTGAGCAGCCGGCGGCGTTCGGCCTGCGCCGGGTCGTGGCCGGCATCGAGGCCGAGCCAGCGGCGCGCCCAGGCGACCGCCTGGCGCTTATCGCCGGCGAACAGCACGGCGGCGATGAGGTCAAGCGCGTCGCCCGCTTCGCCGCTGGCGAAGTCGCACCAGACGCCGGCTTTGGGGCCGGTCAGGTGCACCGCCATGGAGCGGCCGGGCTCGCCGTGGATGGAGCCGACGCGCCATTCGTTGCCTTCGCGCCGGCCGTTGGGCAGCAGCTCGGCGGCGAGCCGCGGCGCCTGGGCGGCGAGCATCCGCACGAGTTCGCGCAGGTCGGTCAGGGGCGGGCGCATGGCATTGCCTTCATTGCCGACACCCCTGATGGTCGTGCGGCGATTGCTGCCGTTCGCGCCTGCGCATCGCGGAACGTGGGCAGGGCCTCGACGTCCGCCCATGAGACTTCGACCGGCCCCAGCGGCCACACGCCGTCCCGGAAGGGCTTTGTGCAGCGCGGATCACCAGGCGCCAGCACGATTCCGCGCGCCTCATCGAGCACCCAACCGCTGCCCAACGGGGCGCCCGGCGCTGTCAGCATCCGCCCGGCCGACGCGGCATAGGTGCGCGCGTCCTGCAACTCCTCTCCGCGCTCGCGCGCCTGCTGCCGCCATTGCGCAAAGTCCATCGTGTAGCGCGAGGCGACGGCACCCGTGGTGACTGCGCGCATGATGGCGCGCATGACCGTTGCCACGTCCGTTTCGGCGATAGTCACCGCCACGGTGGACCGCAGCAGGCGCAGCGGCACCCATTCGGACATGTCGGCCGCGCTGTGCCAAGCCGCGCTCATGCCGGACTTTGCGGCTCGGGCGCTGTCTCAGGCGCGGCTGTCGTGCTGGTGAAGCTGGGCTGCTGCTCCATCCACGCATTGAGCTCGGCCAGGTCGTAAACCACGGCGCGGCCCAGGCGCTTGAAGGGCGGCCCCTTTCCCTCGCACCGCCAGTCGGCAAGTGTGCCGACTGCCACGCCGAGGAAGGCCGCCGCGGCCCTTGGCCGCAACCACCGCGCGCCCGGACCGGGCATCGCCGAACCGTTAGTGTTCATGTTGTCGATCTCCTTGAAACCGCCGACACCACTGCCGACCGGAGGCCGCCAGGATCGGGAAAAGCGCCGGCAAAGTTGGTCGCGTCGGTCGCGATCGGTCGGCGACCATTGCGCGACCGTTAGGGACGGCGCCAACGGCACCGCGTGCCACTGCGCGCATGCTGGCGCGCATGACCGTTGCCACGTCCGTTTCGGCCAGTGTCACCGCCACGGTGGACCGCAGCAGGCGCAGCGGCACCCATTGGGAGATGTCGGCCTGCGCGCGCATCACGCCGCGACCTGCTCAGCCCCGCGCGCGGGCGGCGTGGTTGGGGGCGCGTAGAAATCGGCGGCGGTGACCTGGCCGCCGGTGGCTTGCTCGATCCGCGCCATGATGGCGCGGCGGGGAATGCGTGTGCCGGCGACGTACCGGCACACGGTGGCCTGGGTCACGCCGATCGCGCGCGCGAAGTCGGCTTGCGAGACGGCGGCGCGCGTTAGCCACTGTGCGAGCGTCATGCCGCGTTGGATACCGCAATGGTATGACGCGCGCAATACCAACTTGGGCCGCGCGGCGCGCTTTCCGTTTTGGTATCCTGTTGGTCATGAAAAACCGCATCCGAGAACTTCGCGAGCGGGCCGGGTTGTCTCAGGCCACGCTTGCGGAGCTAGTCGGCACAACGCAGGCTGAAATCTCGCGCCTGGAGACGGGCGAGCGGCGGCTGACGGTCGACTGGATGGCGCGGATTGCGCGCGCGCTGATGCTGCGGCCGTCAGACCTGCTGCCGACCGCGGCGGTGCCGGAGGTCGAGGCGAAGGAAGTCGAGCTGCTGGCGAACTTCCGCGCCATGTCCGAGCCCGGCCGGACGGCGCTCATCGACCTCTCGCGCCTGCTGGCGGACCGTCCCGCGCCGGCGCGGCGGAAGCCATGCGCGGCGGCGGCGGGAACGAAAGCGCTGCGGCGGCCGCGGCTGCTGCACGACGTGCGCGTGCCGCTGCTGCCCAAGGTGCCGGCGGACTGACGTCACCCGGCCAGCGGCCGCAGCAGCAACCAGTAGATTGGCCAGATGGTGCCGAGCCAGATATTGACCGGCACCGCAATCAGCCAGTTCCAGGCGTTGTAGGGATAGCCGTCGAAGAACGTCAGAAACACGGTGGTGGCGCCGGCGGCCAGCACATAGGCTGTGGCCAGGAGTCTCGCCATGGTTGCACCTCCCTGCTGGAATGAGGGGGGCAGGGTAGCTCCGATCGGCCATCCTGGTCAACGCCGATTTGGTATTGCCTGGTGCATACCGGATCGGCATAGAATACGCGCGTCACCATCGAGGGAGACGGGCCCATGCTGAGCGACGATCTGAACGCCCTGGCCATCACCTTCGGCCGCTACTGCGTGCAGGGCGGGCGGATGTTCACGGCCGAAGCGGCGCGCGCGTTGCATTACGTCCTGGCCGATCTGGCCGACCAGGCGGCAGCGCTGGAACGGCAGGTGGCCGGGGTGTCAAGCCCATCGGGTCAGAATGGGCCAGGCCCTTTGGTGACCCGTAACGACGGCGGCCCGGCGGAGCGGTGGGTGGGCGACGGCCGGCGCCGCGTGACGCTGTATCAGGTCGAGGCGAACACGCTGGGCGACGCGCTGCGCAAGGCCGCGGCGCTGCTGGCCGAGGCCTACGCCGAGCGGATCGAAGCCTGGCAGGTGGCGGAGGGCGAGCCGCCGTTCCCCGAGGGGCGGCAGGGCGTGCTGGTTTCGATCGTGCGGGACGGCGACCTGTGTCCTGCCGGCCTGCACGTCACCCTGTCGGTGCGGCTGCGCTGGATCGACGCGCAGGACCGGCAGGCGGTGGAGGGCGAGCGATGAGCGGCGACCTGGCAGCCGAGCGCAGCGGGCACGGTGACGCGCCGCGCGTGCGGCCGCTGCTGACCGCGCGCGACGTGGCGGCGCTGCTGGGTGTGACGGTCAGCTACTGGTATCGCCGCCGACGGGCGCTGGAGGCGGCGGGCTTTCCGCCGCCCGTGCCGGCGCTCGGCAACCGATGGGACCCGGTGGCGATCGAGCGCTGGCTGGCCGCCCAGCGCGGCGAGGCGCTGGCCGAGCCGGCGGACTGGGAGCAGCGCCTGGCCGCGCGGCTGGACACGCCGGCGATGCTGCGCTGACGCGCGCGGCCTTGCTGAAACATTTTGTGATCGAGCGTGCCGCATTTTGCGGTTGATCCGCGCCGCAAACTGCGGCATGTAGGCCCAGAAGCCTGGCGATTGTGCCGGGCGGAAGGAGGACGATCATGCAGGAATGGCCAGAAGAAGTGCCGGCAAAGTACCGGGACAACGAAGCTCTTGCCGACGCTTACAAAGAGGGATGGGAGCTGGCTGCCTGGCTGGAGTCGACAGCATTCCACAACATGCTTGAAAGAGCTTGGTACGGCGGTGTCAGCCCCGACAAGGACTGGCATCGCGACGTATGGGCGGAGACGGTGAGCGCGCACCGCAAGCGCTCGTCGTTCGACGAGACGCGGCGCGAGATCGATTTTCACGCCGAGGGCGGCTATTTCATTCTAACGCGATACCCCGAAGGGGGTAAGTTCGGCCCCTATCCCACGCGCCAGGAGGCCGAAGCTGATGCCGAGCAGGGCGACCGGATCGTCCTGCTGCCGTCGGCTGCCGCGCTGTGGGAGGCGTTCGACGATGGCGTGTACGACGCCATCGAGGCGGGCCTAGCCGCCTACACGGACGAGGAGTACGCGCAGTACGGCGCGGGTGCGAACGCCGATGACCAGCCTCGCTGACGCGCTGCGGACCATTGGATGGTCCCAGCGCGAGCTGGCCCGCCGCGCTGGCGTCGACGAAACGCGGGTGCGGCGGTGGGCGGCCGGGAAAGCGCCAATACCGCCCGCGCTGGCGGCCTGGCTGGCCAAGGCCGCCGCCTGGCACGCGAACCACCCGCCGCCGAGCTGTAGCGACGCCAAGGCAGCGGGCCAAGCGCCGCGGAGGTGACGCATGGCACGGCGCATCCGCTACCTGACTGAGCGGCCCGGGCCGCGCGGGCCGCGCTACTTCTGGCAGCCCTCAACCGCGCTGCGCGCGCGGGGCTGGCAGCTCACCCGCCTGCCCGACGACTTCGCCGCCGCCGTCGCCGCCGCCGAGCAGCTCAACGCGCGCGTCGACGCCTGGCGCGCCGGCACGGGCGAAGGGCCGAACGGCGAGCCGCCCGGCCAGGCGGCGGGCAGAGCCGCGGCGCAGCGGGCGCCGCGCGCCGCGCCGGGCTCGGTCGACGCGCTCATTGCCGCCTACAAGGCAAGCCGGTTCTGGCTTGGCCTCGCGCCGAAAACGCAGCGCGTCTACGCCTGGTGCCTCGACACAATCAGCGCCTGGGCGGGCGACGCGCCTGCCAGCGCCATCACACCGGCGCTGGTCGAGAAGTTCTACCAGCGGCTGCAGGTCTCGGGCGAGGGCGAGCGGAAGGAGACGCCAGCCAAGGCGGCGGCGGTGATCCGCGTGCTGCGGCTGCTGCTGGAAGCAGGGCGGCGGCTGGAGGTGCGAC